GTAGAAGTAGAGTCTAATGCATTTGAGTTTCAACCCGATATTGCCATTGATGCAGTATTTGAAAATAAAATCAACGAAGCATTCCAAAAACAACATCCACTAGACACTACACTATATCGCGCCAATCATATAGAGAAGTTCTTCACAATGCTACCTAGGTTCAAGGATCTTAAACTAACAGAATTGTACAAGACCGAGCCTATAACCGTCGATTTAAACAGCCCCGTGGACGTCAATAACATACGTCTGACTATTCCCAGTTCAGTTACACATCTGTCAGGTATGTGTGTAGTTATATTCTGGCGTGCCATTGCAGGCAACGTTGTTATGAATGTAACAGACACCTGGTGGGGTAATCCTAGCAAGATGATATTGACCCGCACCCGTAAACCCAACACAGATATCACCATGTGGTATGATCCTACCATCCGAGATTGGAGATTTGCATTTTGAGAGCAGTTGCACTTGTGGCCCACCCCGACGATTGTGTTATTTTTGCCTGGCCCTTTATAGAAGCTCACCCAGAGTTCAGCTGGCACATAGTCTATATGACATACATAGACTGGGAGCCTAGAGCAAAAGAGATGAGAGCCTATTGGTCAAAGCGCAATGTACCAACAACATTCTTGGGTTACACTGACGATTGGCAATACGTAAAGAATGGTGAATTGGGATTCAACGGAGATAATGCTATTAGAGAACTTGCCAGTATTTCTGGCCAATTTGATTTGATATTGACGCACTACCAGGACGGCGACTACGGCCACGTACATCATAAACTTGTTAATACAGCGGCTCAACAAAATGGTAAACCAAAGGTTTACTTTGCTAGTACTTTCAACTATAATACAGAATGTATAGTGCAAGAGCCAGTTGCAGTAGACGAGCTTCCGTTACACAAAAGCGTGATAGAAGAATTTACAGATCGAAATACCGGAAGGTATATCGTGACGCCGGAAGCGGAACTATTAATAAAGAATAATAAATGAGAATTTTAACACTAGATAACACAGCATACCCAATGGATCAAATCCCAGATGAGATAGACGAGGTACGTTTCTGTGTATTAGATAACAGTGATCCCAAAGAACCTGATTATTTTTATATTCCATTAATATTTTTAGAGTCATTTAATAGTCCAGCATTGGTGTTACGTATTGGACCGTATACTGTACGCATGCCAGTAGATTGGCAACTGTTAATAGGCGAACCTGACTTTGGCGATCTAGAAGTTGTCCCACTAACAAGCATCAATGATCGTGGCTTTAATGTATTTTGTTTTAATCCACTAACTAGTTTTAGACCCGAGTTCTATCCAGTGGAAATTATAGATATATATCAAGACGTTAAATGGTATTTTCCAAAACTTAAACCTGGTCAACTGTTGGCCATCCCGTTAACAGAAGGTGAAAAACCCATGTGTGCATATTTTATCAAAGACATCAGCCGCCAGAGCGAGGTCATAAATTACGGTAAGGTATGGTAAATGTACACAGGCCCATACAAAGCTAATCAAATAAACGAATATGTTGTGTACGAAAGCCCAGATGGTGGACGCACAGTATATAAACGTAAAAGCGGACAAGTTGAAAGAGTATTACACAGCATTGATCCAGCATTAGAAGCAGAGATATTGCGTGAAAGAGAACGCAACGAATGGATGGACATATTTAACACAGCCGAGCGTGTGCCTGCTTTACAAGAAGCCATGGACCGTGTTAAAATATTATACGAGTTAAGCAAAGATTCTAAAACACTTCCACCAGATTGGCACCCAGTATGACAGTAGCAAAAGCAAAAAAAGCACCAGCACTTGATATTAAAAAAGAAATAGCGGCCTTTGATCGCAAGGATCGAGATTTCTATGACAACTTAACTGATGAAGAACGCAAGGCCTTCAGTGGGTTTATGATGATTCGTTGGGGTGCCACAGTACAAGGTAGTGGAGACCTGCAAGCATACTATGTAATGAGTGTTAACGAAAAGTTAAACAAGAACTTCTTTGACATCAGTCCCAAGGAACATGAAAAACTGCATTGGTTAATGGCCACAACAGTAAGTCCCGGTATGGGCACACACTATCATCCGTGGCTAGGTCTTCCAAAGAAAACAACAGACAATAAAAATGTTAAGTTTTTGCGTGAACTACACCCGCATTTTAAAGACGATGATCTTAAACTGATGTCTGAGCTAAACAGCAAAGACGAACTCAAAGCGTATGCTCGAGATATGGGGTGGGCAGATAAGGATATCAAGAAAGAGTTATGAACGTACTGGTAAATGGCTGTAGTTTCATGGATAGCTATTTTTACACTAGACACTTTGATCAATTGCTAGGTGCCCGGACTGTAAACCTAGCCCGGCCTGGCAGTAGTAATCGCCGCATTATAAGAACCACAGTAGAATATATAGAACGCAATCCTGTAGACCTTGTTGTACTAGGATTGACTTTCTACGATCGTCAAGAAAGTCCGTTAAAACCACAGCATGCCAACCCCTGGGTCAGTTACAATAGTCAAGGTATGCAGGCGCAGTTTGCATCTGCGGAAGACTTTGATAGTTCAACGGAACATAAAATGGTAGACGATTATGTAAAATCACGTTACCGGTTTGATATCAATCAACACTATATGGAACAACTGTATCTTGACCTAAAGTTATTGGCCTCGTACCTTAGAGAACGATCCATTGAGTTTTGTATTTTTAACACCTGTGATAGACATCACCAAAATGTCAAGTTAGGACCGGGGTTTGTACCATTTACCTTTATTGGCAATGAGTATTTAGAACAAAATGGATCTGTATGCATGGAGCAGGATCGGAATTTGCCCCTTAATGCTAGACATCATTACGGAGAAGATGTTATAATGTTAGTTCAGTATCTTGTAAAGTTTATCAATGACAACCGAACCGTATAAGTGTCGCTATTGCGAAAAGGCATTTGTCAAGGAATCAACCTTGGCGGTGCATCTTTGCGAGCCCAAACGTCGGTGGCAACAAGAAAAAGAAGTGGGTGTGCAATTAGGACTCAAAGCCTATTTGCGATTTTACGAAGTAACACAGGGTAGCGCCAGGCTAAAGTCATATGCAGATTTTGTTAGCAGTCCTTATTATAATGCTTTCGTCAAACATGGAAGATACTGTCAATCGATACGCTGTATTAACTTTGCTAATTTTCTTGATTGGCTATTACGCAATAATAAAAAAATAGATAACTGGTGTAGTGACAAATTATACGAAGAGTGGATGCATGACTATCTACGTCGAGAGGCAGTACAAGACGCTCTTGAAAGAGCATTAAAGGAAATGCAAACGTATGCAGATGACCATCCTGACCTTAAAAACGGTTTTAGCGATTATTTTCGTTATGGTAACAGCAACCGTGTGGTACATCATATTGTTACCGGCCGTATTAGTCCTTGGATTGTTTACAACTGTGCTTCGGGTGTTGACTTTCTTGGTAACTTATCAGAAGAGCAAGTAGCAATGGTAATGCCCTGGATCGATCCCGACCACTGGCAACGTAAATTTACAGATTATCTTGCTGATACAGAATGGGTCAAGGATATCTTGAACAAGGCAGACCTATGAAATTTCGGTCAGACATTGATATTGATTTTGGTGATCGTACACGAGCACTAGACTTGCTTAAACATACTCCTGCTAGTATCAATCGTGATGGCAATTGGGTTAATCATAATACTGGTGTATATGTAACAGACATTCCGACGGACCCATTTACAGGGCGTGCCAGCTTAGATTATGAAGCCGCAGAAGCTCGTGGCTACATGAAGTTGGACATGCTAAATGTTAGTTTATACAATCAGGTAAAGAGTGAACAGCATCTACAGGAGTTGATAGCACAAGAACCCGAGTGGGAACGACTGTATGACCCAGAGTTTTGCAGTAAACTAATACACATCGGTAACCACTATGACACCTTGATTAAAATGCCCGAAGCTGTGAACACTATACCACGAATGTCCATGTTACTGGCCATAATACGTCCAGCAAAAAGACATTTGATTGGTAAATCTTGGAAGGATGTTGCCGCTGATGTGTGGACTAAGCCCACAGATGATGGATACTTCTTTAAAAAGTCGCATAGCCTGGCCTATGCACATCTAGTTGTTGTAAATATGAACTTATTGAGTAATAGCGATATTACGTTTAGACAACTTTGCGGACAAGCGTAATACTTTTGCGCTTTGATCTTTTGCTGGCCATCTCTTTAAGGCTAACATAAGGTCCCATCTTGATTTCTACGTCCTTGCTGTTCATTGTACGTAGACAGGTCTTAAAGATAGCCCAATCCTGCTTTAGAAACACGTTAATGGGCATCAATCTGTTACTTTCCCACCACCATGTTTCGCCAAGACTCAGGAACACCTTCTTGATTTCTGCATTTTTTAATGTGCCAAAATCATAAAGTGTAGTTATAATTTCGTCAAAGTTCTGTATGATGCCTATATAATCATTACCGCCATATGTTATATGTGAAAGGTAAGGGTATTGGGCGAGTAGTTGCTTGTAGTGATCTTCCACGTTGTCCGATAAATAGTTATTAAAGACGAACCAATTAATGATTACTGTCAAAACATATTTATACCCAAATACAGCCGAGGTTCAGGTTTTTGATCCTACGATATTTACAACAAGGAATCGCCAAGTGTACTCACGCCCTATCAAAGTCTATCAAGGTATAGACAATCCCATCCAAGTCTTGGTTAAGAATCAAGATCAAAAGAATGTTAACCTGACAGGATATACTGTGCAGGCCAGCATACAAGATCCCACTAACAAAACAACCATCGAAACTTATGCTGTTACTTTTGCCAATATTGCTGTTGGGCAAGGCACGTTTACTCTGGATAAAGGTACTATTAACACCTTGGAAAATCGTTTTTACAAACTGACATTTAAAACAATCAAATCAAGCGACAACACAGAACAACCGGTTTATATCGACGACAATTATGGTGTTCCACTGGATTTAGAAGTGTTGCCAGCTTATTATGCAGACTCTGCCAGCGATACCAGTGAAGTTATATTTGATGGTGGAGTAATTTAATGACAACATACGCCAACGTGGGCCACGTACTATTAAAACGTGGTAATACAGCACAAAGTCGAGGTTACACAGGCCCATTGGGTGAACTAACTTACGATACAGATCTAGGCACAGTACGAGTACATAATAATATTGTAGCTGGCGGTGTTAATATCTTAGCCACACAGGCACAAGTCAATTCGATCAATGCCAACCTGGCATCAGCAGTCAGCACAATTGGCAACAGTATCAGCACCATCACCGGAATTGATGCTATTTTTGTTGCCAACATTAATACGTTGTTGGCCAATGCCGCTGTACAAAGTTTGGCCATTGGCAATTTACAAGCGTTTCAGACTTATGCCAATGCCACATTTGGTACCAGTAACTTTGGCAATGCCAATGTTGCGGCATATTTAACTTCTAACCCACAGGGCGGGCAATACAGCAACGCCAATGTGGCCAGTTACTTGCCAACTTATACTGGTAACATTACAACTGGAAACTTAACTGTAAGCAATCGCTCAATCAAATCTACTTACACCGTTCAATATCTTTTAGCAAGCGGTGGTGGTGGTGGCGGTAGTGGATATTATACTGGTGCATTTTATGGTTCAGCACCCGGCGGTTCAGGTGGAGCAGGTGGAGTATTAACTGGAACTACACAATTTACATCTGGCTTAACTTATAATGTTGTAGTTGGCACAGGCGGTACTGGCGGAGTATGGGGCACAAATAATGGCAATGCCACTAGTGGTAATGTAACTTACATTTCGGAACCTACAACATTAGCAAATATTATAGCATATTCTGGCGGGTATGGCGGAGGTGCTGGACAAAATGGTGGTGCTGGCTCTGCCGGCGGCGGCGG